GAAAGAGCGACTGAAACTGCTAGACTCGTATGGCTAAGACGCAAGGAAGGAGAGATATGGCAACCACCCGACATGCCATAAAGCACGGATATCGCTCAGGGTTAGAGGAGACAATAGCTAAAGACCTAAAGGAAGCTGGTATTAGTTTCTTGTATGAAGACAAAAAGATTACTTATCAGGTTAATCAAGTTCGTACATACACACCAGACTTCATCCTACCAAACGGAATTATTATTGAGACCAAAGGTAGGTTTGTGGTAGATGATCGTATGAAACATCTTATGATACGAGAGCAATACCCACACTTGGACTTACGTTTTGTCTTCTCTAACTCTAGAAACAAAATTCGTAAAGGCTCGAAGACAACTTATGGAGATTGGTGTACCAAACACGGTTTCCTATACGCCGACAAAAGGATACCCGACGAATGGCTAAAACAGCAGTAGTGTTCAGTTGCGCTCACGCAGACCCATCTACAAACAACGAAAGGTTTGATTGGTTAGGGGAACTTATCTATGACGTAAACCCTAACTATATCGTTGATCTAGGCGATGGTGCTGACATGCGCTCACTAAACACCTTTGACACTCGATACCCTCAGAAAGTAGTTAGCCAAAGCTACGAGAAGGACATTGAATGCTATAACGAAGCTATGGATCGCCTGAGAATGGCTTCTAGAACTAGAAAATACAAACGGCCAACTTGGTTTGGTTTTGAGGGCAACCATGAATATAGAATCAAAAAAGCTATTGAACACGACCCAAGAACGGAGGGACAGCGATACGGGATTTCCTTCAGCCATCTTCAAACAGACTACTGGTTCGACGAATACCACGAGTACAAAAATGGTGCCCCCGCCATCGCTGATTATGATGGCGTCTCTTATGCTCATTTCTTTAGTTCTGGTAACTTTGGCACAGCTATGTCTGGCTTACACCATGCTAATAGCCTCCTCGCCAATCGTAACCACAGTTCTACTTGTGGTCATAGTCACAAACGCGATCTTAAGTTTAAAGATGCTGCACATCCTAATGGTATTATCGGCTTGGTTGCGGGGTGCTACAAAGGGTCGGACGAAACTTGGGCGGGACAAGCCAATAGTGAGTGGTGGAAGGGTGTTGTAATCAAGCGTGAGATTGAAGACGGTATCTATGACCCTGAGTTTGTATCCATGAAGAGGCTAAAAGAAATATATGGGAAAGCGTAGTGACTTTGAGAGAGTACCAAGAGACTACTACCCTACACCCATAGAAGCTGTAGAGCCACTGATTGATCATCTCCCGCAAGAGACCTTTGATTTTGTTGAGCCTTGTGCAGGAGATGGTCGTCTAATAGAACATGTTTATAACCTGACAGATGGACATGGAACCTGTATATACGCTTGTGATATTGAACCAAGACATCATCAGATAGTTCAGCATAATGCTCTTGATATTGACTTTGGTGGCTATGAGGTAATGGACTTCTGTATCACTAACCCACCGTGGGAACGTAACTTCCTACATCAGTTCATAGAGACATGGATCGACATATGTCCTACTTGGTTGTTGTTTGATGCAGACTGGATGCACACTAAACAATCAGCTAAACTTATGACATATTGCTCTAGGATTGTTAGTGTTGGTAGAGTTAAATGGATTGAAGGTTCTAAACATACAGGTAAGGATAACTGTTGTTGGTATCTCTTCGATCAGAACGATAAAGGCCCGACTAAATTTTACGGAAGGCTTATGTGATGCCACTAATGGACTATATGGAACTCTTCGAGATGATAAAGCAAGAAGAAGACGTAGAAGGGCTACGACGAAAAGCTACATACTTGCTTATGTCAAAATGTCAGGAAGACGAAACAGTAAGTGAAGAAGAGTTTCTAGCCTTTGCAGAATATGCAGCTATAAACTTAGGAACAACGGAAGGAATGATACATTGATTAGTCGTGAAGATATAGAAGCATTTGAATACTTTAGTCAGACAGAAATGGAGATGAATGTATATCAGAACGCAGCAGCCCAGACAGCTATCTATAAGCATGAGCATCAGGTTATCTATCCTGCGTTAGGACTAGCAGCAGAAGCAGGTGAGGTAGCCAATAAGGTCAAGAAGATACTACGTGATGGTAAGTTTGATCGTGAGGCTATTGCTGATGAAGTAGGAGACTGCCTGTGGTACATTGCTGCATTGTGTCGTGACCTAAACGTAAGTATGTCAGACCTTGCTGCAGCTAATCTAAAGAAACTACAGGATCGCAAACAACGTGGGGTCATTAGTGGAAATGGGGACAAAAGATAATGACTGGTATGATTGGTGTAGAGACTGTAGAAGAACACGAAGATGGTAGTGCAACCTATCAGTTTCACTTGGATAACAACTGTGCCAAGCTACTACAAGAAGAAGGTTTGAAGCTAGTCCTATATTGCGCAGCAGCAAAGCTAGACTTACAGATAGTGTATGACTTTATAGAGGATCATATCAAGCAGGAAAAAAATGAACTAACAGAATATATATTTGGAGATGTAAATGAGTAAGAAGAAAACAGGTATGACTTGGTTCTGGCGGTTTCTAAACTATATAGCAACTTGGCGAGAACACAGAAATACAATTAAACAGCTTAATGCTTTAAGCGACAAGGAACTAGCAGACATAGGAATTAGTCGTGCAGACATTGATCGTCTGGTATGGCTAGGCGAAGACAAAACAATGCGTGGACGAGGAAAAGAACAATAATGACAAACAATATGCTCCCTACCCCCTATCAAAACTTTATTGCACTATCACGTTATGCCCGTTGGACAGGTGATAAACGTGAAACTTGGTCAGAAACAGTTGACCGTTACATTGACAATATTGTTAAGCCCCTAACAGGTGAAGACAGTTACATCAAAGACATCCGTGATGCTATCTTATCACTAGAAGTTATGCCATCAATGCGCTCTATGATGACCGCAGGTAAAGCTGCAGAGCGTGATAACACATGCATGTACAACTGTTCTTATGTTGCTGTAGACAAGCCTAAACGCTTTGATGAAGCTATGTTTATCTTGCTGTGTGGTACAGGGGTAGGGTTCTCTGTTGAACGACAATACATCCAGAAGCTACCAGAAGTACCAGAAAAGATGTTTAAGTCTGAGACAACTATTGTAGTCAAAGATAGTAAAGAAGGTTGGGCTAAAGCGTACCGTCAACTACTAGCATTGTTATGGTCAGGTGAGATTCCTAAGTGGGATGTATCTAAAGTACGACCTGCAGGTGCAAGACTAAAGACCTTTGGTGGTCGTGCCTCTGGCCCTGCACCTTTGGTTGACTTGTTCAACTTTACTATTGATAAGTTCCTAAACGCTCAGGGTCGTAAGCTGTCTTCTATTGAGTGCCACGACATCATGTGTAAGATTGGTGAGATTGTAGTTGTAGGTGGTGTACGCCGTAGTGCTATGATTAGTTTGTCTAACCTGTCAGACGACAAAATGCGCTATGCTAAGTCTGGCCAATGGTATGTTGACTATGGACATCGTGCTTTAGCTAACAACTCTGTCGCTTACACAGATAAGCCAGATGCAGAGACATTCATGCGTGAGTGGACAGCACTGATCGAAAGTAAATCAGGTGAACGAGGTATCTTTAACCGTCAGGCATCACAGAAGCAAGCTGCAAAGAATGGTCGTCGTAATCCAGAGAGTGACTTCGGGACGAATCCTTGCAGTGAGATCATCCTCAAAAATGCGCAGTTCTGCAACCTTACTGAGTGCGTAGTACGTGCGACCGATACTATTGAAGACATAGAACGCAAGGTAAAATATGCGACTATCTTAGGTACGATCCAATCTACCTATACAAAGTTTCCGTACCTATCCAAGGATTGGGCAGATAATACGGAAGAAGAGCGTCTGCTAGGTGTAAGTCTAACAGGCATCATGGACAACCCGCTAATGACCAGCGCGAATGCTGGGTTAGCTAAAACACTGGAGCATTTAAGAAATGTCGCTATATCTACTAATGATGAATGGGCTGAGCGCCTTGGTATCCCTCCTTCTGCTGCTATCACTTGTGTCAAACCTAGTGGCACTGTCTCCCAACTTGTTGATTCTGCTAGTGGGATACACGCTCGTCACAGCCCTTATTACATCCGCACAGTGCGTGGAGACAATAAAGACCCACTTACGAAATTCCTAGTGGATCAGGGTGTACCTAACGAGCCTGACGTAATGAAGCCAGACAATACAACAGTCTTCAGCTTCCCACAGAAAGCTCCTGCGGGTGCAGTAACACGCAACGATATGTCAGCTATTGAACAACTAGAGATGTGGCTGACGTATCAACGACACTGGTGTGAACATAAACCTAGCATTACTGTGTCAGTACGTGACCATGAGTGGGTATCTGTAGGTGCATTTGTGTATGACCATTTCGACGAGATGTCTGGTGTATCATTCCTACCGCATAGTGACCACACATACCAACAGGCACCTTATCAAGATTGCGAGAAGTCTGACTATGAAACTTTGTTGTCGTTAATGCCTACGGAGATTGATTGGTCTAAACTTTCCGACTACGAACAAGAGGACAATACAGCAGGTATGCAGACAATGGCATGTTCTGGTGATTCATGCGAAATCGTAGACCTGACATAGGTCAAGTACCTTCGCCCTGCGTACTCATCTGTCGAATAGAAGATGGTGAGTGCGTGGGGTGTAAGAGAACTATAGATGAGATACGAGATTGGATAATCATGTCTGAGTATGAACAAAAGAAACTACTGCGTGAATTAGACTGGAGAAAGAATGTACGTGATCATAAGCCGTGACCAATGTAACTTTTGTGATAGTGCCAAAGCCTTGTTAAAAGAAAAAGGGTTACCATATACAGAATACAACATACAATCAGGTAGTAGTAAGTGGTTGTTGTACTTACTCAAGAGGTCTAGCATAACAACTGTTCCTCAAATCTTTAACCCGAAAGGCAACCACATAGGTGGCTACACAGAACTGAAAGATTGGTTAGATGACAAAGGTCAGAAAGAGTTTTAATCGTGCTTTGTATGAAGCATACGACGAAAAGGCTAAACAGGCTCTGGTGTCGTACCTAATTAAGAAGAAGCATGAGATTGTAAACACCGAAGAGAACTACTTTGTGGATGTAATTTCTCAGAAGCATGGTTACACCTATTTTAATGAGGCAGAGGTTAAGGTAGCATGGGATGGAGATTGGCCTAGTCACTGGACAGAGATACGCATTCCTGAACGTAAACAGAGGCTCCTAGACAAGTATGAAGGGCAGAATGGTGTTCTTAACTTCTATGTGTTCCGTAAAGACTTGAAGAAGGCATGGAGAATTAAAGATACCTTGCTAACCAAAGAAAGTCTTAAAGAGGCTAGAGGTAGAAATATACGTAAGGGTGAATTGTTCTTTCATATACCTTTTACTGAAGCTGAACTTGTGAGTGTTTAATGGATGACTTCCCCGAAAAACCTAAACGTACCCGACGAAAAACCAATTATAAAGGCGCAGACAAAAAGCAAACTTCTGGTCTTGTGCCTAGAACAGATCGTCAAAAGGAACTTATAGATGCTCTTAAAACACATAGTCAGGTCTTTATCCTTGGCCCTGCAGGTACTGGGAAAACGTATGTTACGGCAACTTATGCTGCCGACCTCTACACGACGAAAGAGATTGATAAAATCGTCATCACAAGACCTCACGTTGCCGTAGGTAAAGAGTTGGGATTTCTTAAGGGTGACTTACAAGAGAAGACAATGCCTTGGGCATTACCTGTACTAGACGTATTGGAGAAACATCTTGGGAAAGGAACTGTTGAAACTGGGATCAAGAATGGTAATATTGAAATGGCACCTCTTGCACTTATGCGTGGGCGTAGTTTCGATAATGCCTTCATAATTGTGGATGAAACACAAAATATAACGACACATGAGCTTAAGATGCTCTTGACACGAGTGGGTGAAGACACCACTATAGTACTTAATGGTGATGTACAACAGTCAGACCTGAAAGAAGCTGATGGTCTGTCTAAAGTTATTCACTTAGCAAAGAAACATATGTTGCCTGTACCAATCATAGAATTTGGTGTAGATGACATTATACGATCCGACATCTGCGCACAGTGGGTGAAAGTCTTTATGAAGGAGAACCTGTGATGGAAACAATATTCTATGGTGTATGTATCGCTATTTGTGGCTTTGTGATGGGCCATGTTGTTGGTTATGATAAAGGTCATGACGACATGGAAAAGATTTACAGAGATGTCTATAGTAACAAGGATAACTTATGATAAGTGGAAGTGAGATGCCCGACAACGTAAACAACCCTGCACACTATGGTACTGGTGCTATTGAGTGTATTGAATATATCAAGGACTTCCTGACAGATGAAGAACTGACAGGGTACTACCGTGGGAATGTGGCAAAGTATTTACACCGATGGCGATACAAGAATGGTGTAGAAGACCTTAAGAAAGCCCGATGGTATCTAGAAGCATTAATACAACAACAGGAACGCAAA